TGTTCGCACTCGCTTCAGTTCAGACTGAAGATACCGTTGTAGCGCAGGGGACGCAGTTGCTTACGAATCCGTTGTTCGAAGGGGATACGGGTATCTTGTTTGAGACGCTCGATGACCTCATTATTCGCGCCGGGACGCTTGGCAATGAATCTATCGCAGCCGTCGTTCAGGAATATAATGACCTTCCGACTGATACGTCTTTACCTGATGCAGAGGATTCGCTTGAAGTAAACACTGTTTATTTTGTTGTAGCCGAGGATGCGTATTATCGTGTCAATAATACCGGTAATTGGGAATTACTTAATGTTACTCCTCCCGATTCCGTTAGTGTCGGTGACTATGTTTATAGTGTTAGCGCGGAAGAAGGACTTTCAAAAGTTTACACGTTTCCAGCAGTATCTCAGAGCGAAGCGTTTTTACGTTTTAGGATACCGGAAACGGGGATTATTCAGGATTCAACAAAAAGTTATGTTGATGAAGGCGGTGGTTTTAATGAGTGGCCTATTATACAATCATGGCTCGAGGCAGATTTTGACGATAAGAATACTGTGCTGTATACGGATGCTGACGGAAATGTAGACCTCGAATTCGGAAACAACATACAAGGGAAGCAGCTCAATGCCGGGAATGTTGTCAGAGCCACTTATCGAGTAGGTGGCGGGGAAGAGGGGAATGTCGGAGCGCATACCATAGTTAATATCAACACCCCTCAATCTATATATTGGGTAATCGATTACAATACGAAAGTAGTCGCGGGATGCACCAATCCGTTACAAGCGTCCGGGGGAGCTGACGAGGAATCTATTGACGAGGCCCGAAGAAAAGGACCACAGAGTTTACGTACGCTGTATCGTGCCGTTACTGCCGAAGACTTTAAGACTATATGTGAATCTGTGCCGGGAGTATCACGTTGCGCCGTCATTCAAGGCGGGCAGATAGAATCTTGCGGATTCTGCGCCATAACACTTGCAGTCTATCCCGAAGGTGGCGGACCGTTATCAAGCGAGCTTGAGCAGCGCATACTCAATGAGATTGAGGAAAAACGCATGGTATGCACCTCAGTAGTAATACAGCGTGCTGACGATGTCGAAATCAATATGAAGGGGAGTGTGTACGGTTATGTCAACTATCTCCAGGAGGATGTTGAAAATAATCTTGCTGATGCTATTGAACTTTATTTTGAAGAAACGCGCGTTAATGCTGACTTGACTCAGCCTGTTTATCTTAGTGATGTTATGGCGATGCTCGACGGGGTTGAGGGAGTTGACCACGTTGACCTTACAGAAATAACACGCAAGCCGAATCCTACTTATCGGATTAATAGCGGCGGTTGGACAGTTACGGGGTTTGAAGTCGGAAAAGATTCTGTTGACGAGACTTTTACCTGTACGTTTATCAATAAAGACGAGTTCAAAGTGACCGGCTCTGAAACCGGAGACCATGCGAATGGGACTATCGATGTTCCATATAGTTCTGATAATGAAGAGATTTCTTTTGTTGTTAACTCCGGTGAGCAGGATGCTGCTCAGGGAGACGAGTTTAGTTTTGTAACTTCGCCTAAAATCGGGAATATATCTACTACGGGAGCTGAGATACCTGTCGAAGGGGATATCGAACTCGAAGTAATTATACCCGAAGAAGGCGGAAGAACGTCTGGACCTTGTGGATAAAATATGGCGATAATAACATATGTTGGTGACATAGGCTTAACGGTTACGCCGCATTCGGATTACGACAACGGCATAATCGAAGAGTTCATCACGTACGGTCATCTTAAGATTGACTTAGTGCCGAGTGGACCGACGCTTCGTCTGCATTATCCTGACGATTGGTTCGCGGAAGTATTTGAAGTCGAGCGTGCCGGAGAGCAGCCGCAGATTAAGATAACATATCAGATACCTCTTGCAAAAGATGTAACTAAATTAAGAGTAGTCAGAAGAGCGTATACTTTTCCCGTGAATGAGAATGATGGAGATATTATCCTTGAAGATGATATTATGCAGGAGGGGGAATATTACCATTCTGACTTGAATGTTGAGCCGTTTGTCCCGTACTTTTATACATGCTTTTCTGAAGTAAACGGCGGATGGATTTCGGGACGCAGAGTACAGAAGTCAGCTATTACATACCAGGGGAACTATTTTCCACAGAAGTTGTGGGGTCAGATGCCGCTTAACGAGCAGGTTAAGGACGAGCAGGGACCTGATGCTGTAGCGACTGTTCTCGAAGAGACTGAAGCTTTAGGGGAGACATATAATATAACCGAGGACGGCGAGACTGCCAGAGGACAGCTTCAGAGATTCTTCAAACTTATCGGGTTCGAGCTTGATGACGTCAAGGGTATGATTGATTTGATGTTCAATAATATGAGGAACCCTGAGAAATCGACTGATGGAGTTCTTCCTTATATAGCAGCTCTTATCGGACTGAGTTTGAATACAGAGTTTAGCGTTGATAGGCAGCGGCGTGAGATTCTTGATGCCGTCGGGCTATATAAGATAAAAGGAACGCCGCTCGGATTTACCGCAGCAGCTCGATTGATTACAAGCGTTAAGCAGATAGAACTTATCGAATATAAGGATTTCTTACTGTGCTCAAATAATACGGAGCGATTGAGTGCTCGGACAATTACCGATTATCCGGATTTGTACTTGGATGAGTTCGGAGTATATGACCCGTATAAGATTGTCAATCCTCGTTCATGGAGTGAAGTATTCAATCCTTATACATTTGAGCTTCGTTTATTTGTTTCTGATACGGATACAGTAAGTGCTATCGTGCTTGCGAAGATTGAGCGCGTAATGGATAACTTTAGCCCAGTATGTACGACCGGGTTCGTGACGTTGTTACCGACAGCCGTTGAGGAAGATATCAACCTTGAAATTGAAGACATTGACCTCGATACTATTATTAGTGATGATACTGAAGAAATCGGGGTAGGTTTTGATTCGTCGCAATATTATATGTCGTACGCTTCATTTAGTAAGTGGCAAGTGAATTATAGTGATTATGGAGGCCCGAAGTTCGAAATAGACGGGTATGATGCAGCGAATGATTTAAGTCCGGGTGATAAGTTTACAATCTCCGGGATAACGTCGAATCCGTCGCAGAACGGAATTTACACTGTGGCGTGGGTGTCTCCCGGATTGAATCCAGGACCAGTTTCATTTATAGGGACAGTCGAATCTATACCGGGGCCGCCCGATACGTTTAGTGAAGGCGAGATAGCGTACGGGCCTACGCCAATTAATGTTACAAACAGTTATACCGCGCGAAGCGCGTTCGCATATTATCTCAGAATTATCAACATAATTAGCACCGTTGCGTCCACGAAGACGATAAAGGTCAGTGGCGACTATAGTAGTATTATAGGAGTCGGTCATGTGATTGAAGTTAGAAATGCACCGACTGCCGGAGTTAACGGATATTATACCGTTGTAAGTGCGACGTATAGTTCCAGTCCGGATGAAACTGACGTTGTTGTGCAGGAAAGCATCGCTGATAGTACCGGTGAAGGGGATATCTATCACGGAACTTTCGAGAGTGAGTTGTGGTGGGATGTTATAACCGATGTTGAAGGAGAAGAGACCGGTATGACGGAAGTTGTCAGTTCGTTGGGAGTAAGCTAATGGCATTAACACGAAAGAAGATTCAAGGTACCGCGTTCTATAAAGGTACTAGCAGCGAGATGGTTATGCTCGACGTCGCTGACGTTAAATGTTATGAAGCAGGGACTACTACTGCGATACCCATGTATGCTACGAAGACAGGGGGAACACCATTTTGGCCCAGTCCTCCTGGCGCAGGTTTGAAGACCGATGCTAATGGGTATTTTCAGTTTTGGATAGAGTTTGAAGGATTGATTAAGGTGGAGATTACCAAGTTTGGATATACTCCGATTGTTCGGGACCATATTGGTACGCCGCCTGCTGACATGATAATTTATGGAGGCACTTTTTAATAAAGGCCATATTGTTTAAGGAGATATAGCTATGGCTGAAGCTGTTCCGATTAGATTTTATTACGGTACGCGTTCCGGATTTGATTCAGTAAGTGATGAATCCGAAATAGGTCAGCCTTATTTTTTGACTGACCTAAACGCAATTGTTGTTGCGCATTCTACCGATGCGCCTAGTTCCGGGAACCTTAACTTTCTCCGTGGAGCAGTTAAGACCCAGTCCACAGGTTCGACACCGACTGACAGTGCTGCCGATGCGTTCGGAGCTGCCAGCGGTCTGTTGATTTTTGACACGTCCAGCGATACGCTGTACATTTCGAACGGTTCGACCTGGGAGACGATTTCCACTGGTGCTCAGCAGTTGAGTGACCTTACTGATGTTGGAGTTGCGACTCCGACTGATGGTAATGTTCTTCGCGGTGACGGTGACAGTTGGGAGTCCGCAGTATTGCAGCACGATGACCTTGGTGGCGTAGGAGCTGATGACCACCACAATCGTGACCACGCGATTGACAGTACTTCTGACCACGACGGAGTGTCAGGAGCTACTGAGGACAATTTCGTATCTTTTGACTCGAATGGTCTGCCTAAAGATTCGGGGAAGAGTGATTCTGATTATGAAGATGCTGGAGCCGTGACTTCGCACGAAAGTACGTATGACCACTCGGACTTACACACTCGCCAGCATGCGATTGACAGTGCATCCGACCATACGGGTACCGCGACGACCGGTAATCTGCTTGAAGCGGATGCGAATGGACTTCCGACTGACGCGAGTTACAAGCTGAATGACTCTGGTGATACTTCTGCCGACCTCTGGTCAGCATCGAAAATTGACTCCGAGATTCAGTCAGCTATTGACGGACTCGACTGGCAGGACTCTGTCCTCAGTTATATTACCGACAATACAGTCGCTCCTCCGAGTGAAACTACTGGAAATCGTTTCATCCTCGCCGGCGACGGCGGTGCTCCTCATGCGAACTGGGACGGTGCTTCTGCCGGAGACCTCGTTGAGTTCAACGGGTCTACTTGGGATGCCTATACGCCGAATGAAGGTTGGGCTGCGTGGGTAGAGGATACCAATGAGACTCGCGTATACAATGGGTCCGCATGGGTGAAACGCGCTGCTACTGAGAACCACAATGATATGGCTAACATTCAGGGCGGAACTGCATCAGAGCGTTACCATTTGACCAATGCTCAGCATACTGTTGCGACACAAGCCGCTACATCTGGACAGAATGGTTACATGACCTCCACTTACGCAAGTAAACTGGATGGGATTGAAGACAGTGCCGATGTGACTGATGCGACCAATGTTGCTGCGGCTGGTGCTATTATGGGAACATCCTTTTCCGGGAAGGGTGAACTTATTGGAGCGTCTGCTGATGATACCCCTGGAATTCTTGCAGCCGGGACAGACAATTATGTTCTGATTGCTGATTCCGGGGAAACTCTCGGAATTAAATGGGGTCCGGTGGCAGGAGGAACCTTCTAAAACGAGCAATCATAGGGAGGGGAGGAATGAGCCTCCCCTCCCAAAATTGCAGGTGATTGCACGGAGGATATAGAGAATGGCTGAAGAAGTCCCGATTAGATTTTTATACGGAGCGGAAGCAAGTATTCCATCCGCTACTGGTGCCGATGGTAGACCGATAGTTACTGATGACACCGATGATGAAAAATTATATGTAGCAATTAACAACGCCAACGTCCAGATGGGCGGTAAAGCAGTTGTAGAACATACTCAGCAGACGACAGGTAATCCGCATAGTCTTGATTATTCTGACGTGTCGGGAGCTGACGGAGCCACCGATGTTACCGGGGCTGAACTGGAAGAGTTGACTGATGGAAGTAAATCTGCTTTGCATGAACATCAGATGCCGTATGATTATCTCATCGCGCCTTCAGGAGGAAATTATACTTCTATATCAGCATATGTAGCAGACTCTCCTGCCCAAGGAGATGTTATAGCGTTAGCTCCCGGAACGTATACTGAAACTAGTAATATAACGCTCCAGGCAGGAGTTACTATGTTTGCTTTAGCCAGCCAGCGCGATAGCAACCAACCTGTTAGAGTTGTTTTAGGGAGTTATTCATTCCAAGGAGGTGCTGGTTCAAGGATTGATGGAATATATTTTGATATAACTCCAAATTCAGATTCCAATAAAATAACATTATCTATAGATACTATATTCGAAAACTGTGTTCTTGACTATTCCGGAACCGTCGGTAGCCAAGGGATATATTTCAACTCCGGGTGTATTATCAGTAATACGCGGATACTTGGAAACAATTACTTATATAATGCTCTTGAATGTAACGGAGCAGAGAATTTCAGTTTGAGAGATATTTATATATCTGGAGTAGATACTGATTACGGTCGAGGGGTATATTTACTATCTCCGAATGTAGGCGGCTCAACCATACAAAGAATTACGATGGAAGATTTTGCTACTGCCTCGTCCGCTAACGATGCAGTATACTTATCAGGAAATACCGCAACTAAACCTTGTTCTGTAGAGCATTTGCATATCAACGGCGGAAGTAATGTAAATGTAGGGCTGTATATTTACAGCGATATAGAAGGAGCAATGAGCGTTTCAGATTGCAGTTTCACGCAGTGTTTTATCGGAATGCAAGTAACTTCTGGAAGATGCGCTTTAAGTAACGTAACAGCTTATGATTGTGATAGAGGGTTTTATTTCTCCGGAGCAGTTCAAGGCTCTAATATAGTTGCTCGGGGATGCGGCGACGGGACTACTAGCGGTTATGGTATGTATATAGGGTCGTGGAGATGTAACATATCAAACATATCAATATCGAATACAGTTTCCGGTTCTTGGGATATTCGCAATCCTAGTGGGCAAAGAAATGTTATAAGTAATTTTCACTGCGCTGGTGACTGTAGTTTAAGCGGTGCTGACAATGTTTATGCCTTTGGGACTATCGAAGGTGACCTTACTATAGGTGAA